GTGAACGTGGATATCGGCAAATCCGGTAACCCGCTGAACCTGTGGGGGATGGAACTTGGCTGGACGGTCATAGAATTGCAGGCTGCTCAGCAGGTCGGCCGCCCGATTGATACGCAGAAGTATGACGGTATGCAACTGAAATGGCAGATGGATAACGATGAACAGGTATATGTTGGCGATTCCGCATTAAACCTGAAAGGCCTTGTTACCCTGGACGGCGTGCCTGTCAACAACGCTGCCAAAACGTGGGCAACCTCAACACCGGACGAAATCCGCGCAAGCATTAACCAGGTGCTGTCTGATGCGTGGGCCGCTTCCGGTTACTCTGTGGTTCCGCGTGATTTGCTGATCCCGCCTGAGCAGTTTGCTCTGTTGTCCAGCATCATCGTTTCATCTGCGGGTAACCAGTCCCTGTTGACGTATCTTCAGACCAACACCATCAGCTATCACCAGAACGGTGTTCCGCTGAATATCCGCGCGGTTAAATGGCTGAAAGGCCGTGGTGTGAGGAAAAAGGATCGCATGGTTGCGTACACCAACGATAAAAAATACGTTCGCTACCCGCTGGTTCCGCTTCAGAGCGTGCCGGTGCAGTATCGCGGTCTGTATCAGATCGTCACTTACTACGGCAAGCTGGGTGCGGTTGAGCCAGTGTACAAAGAAACCATTTCGTACGTTGATGGCATTTAACAGCCACATGGCCCCCTGGCGGGGCCATTAAGGATGACCCGATGGCAAAAAATAATGCAGTAATACACGTACATACCCCGTTTGTGCTCACGCTTCCCGACGGTTCACGGCGCGAGTTTGTTAAAGGCCGTCATGCTGTGGAGGAAGACGTTGCCACGCACTGGTTCACTCGTGCGCACGCGGAAGTATCCGTTGGCAAAGCCACAGACGCGCGTAACGAGGTAAAAAATGCCAAAGAATCAAAATCTGCCAGCGGTAAGTGATTTTCGCCGCGACTTCCCGCAGTTTGCTGACCCTGCCAAATATCCCGAAGCGCAAATCCAGTTTCGTCTGAATCTGGCCGATGAACTGCTGAGCGAAAACGTCACCGGCAAAAAGTTGTTTCCGTATTTTGCCGGATTGTTCGTTGCACACTACATGACGCTCTGGGCGGCAGACAGCCGGGCGATGCTGGCTGGCGGGCCGGGCGGTTCAACCAATGGTGTTCAGTCCTCAAAGTCCGTTGACAAGGTAAGCGTCAGCTATGACACCAGCGCGACGCTGAATCCTGATGCAGGTTTCTGGAATAACACCCGATATGGCGCTGAATTTTATCAGTTGATCACGATGTTCGGTGCAGGCGGTCGCCAGCTATGAGTTTCAAAAGCGGTGTAACAACGAGGGTGGATAACGCTAAGGCCATTCTGGATGCGCTCAGGTCGTTAACCAAAAAAGATGTGCTGGTCGGCATCCCTTCGGAAGACAGCGGGCGGGATGATGTTCCGTTTGGTAATGCGGGCATCGGTTACCTCAACGAATACGGCTCACCAGAGCAGAACATCCCGCCACGACCTCACCTGGTCCCCGGCGTTAAATCGGCAGAAGAGCAGACGGTGCCGCAGCTCAAAACCGCGGCGCAGGCTGCTCTTGATGGTAATGCTGCGGGAGCAGAACGCGCACTCAACCGTGCCGGAACGCTGGCCGCTAATGGCGTCAGGCGTTACATGACTATTACCGGCTTTACGCCGCTTGCTGACAGCACTGTTGAAGCCCGGGCTCGTCGGGGGCGCAAGGGGGCAACACTGGAACTTGCCCGGCGTGTTGCTGGCGAATCTCCCGGAACCGATCTGGCGAAACCATTAATTGACACCGGGCAATATCGCAGAGCTATTACCCATGTAGTGAGGGATAAAGATGCCGACTCTTGATGTAACAGATGTGCTTTTTGACCCCGATTTTTGCGGCTTCAATTTGTGGGTAACACGCCGAGTGCAAACGGTGGATGAGGACGGGATCGGCAGCGACAGTGAAGTTAAAAAGCAGTTTGCCGGAGTCGTAACTGTTGATCGCTCTCTGGAAAACCGTCGTATGCAGGCCGGGCAGGTAATCAGTGGTGCAATTCTGATTGTGACGACTGAGCGACTGACACAGGGACAGACTGGCCGTGATGCCGATATCGTGACGTATCAGGGCCGTGATTATCGTGTGACTTTCGTCGACCCGTATACAGCGTATGGTGCCGGATTCGTTCAGGCGCATTGTGAGTTGATGCCGTTTGATGGGGGAACTCCGGTTGAGCAATAACACCAGTACAGAGCGCGGATGGTTAATACCAACCAGTGGCGATCCGGATTATGACGAAGCGCTCGACAGGCTGTTAAGCCAGTGGATGCGTAACGTTTCCGGCCTGTCTGCCGGGATGGTTCGCCCGCGCTGGCAGAAAGAGCAGCCGCCACTGCTACCGGTTGAAACGAACTGGTGTGCGTTTGGGGTTATCGGATGGTCAGGTGATGACAGTCCGGCATTCACCAGACAGACCGATGATGGCTCTCAGCTCTGGCGGCATGAAACGATTGAGTGTATGGCTTCGTTTTATGGACCGGCGGGGATGGTGTATGCGTCCCGGTTTCGTGACGGTATATCTGTGCCGCAGAACAATGCAGCACTGAATGCGCTGGGGCTGTCTCTTGGCGATTACACAGGTCTGACTCCCTTCCCTGAACTTATTAATCAGCAATGGGTCCGCCGCTACGATATGACGGTGCGCCTGCGCCGGAAGGTTGTGCGCGAGTACGGTATTAAATCGCTGGTGGAAGCACCAGTCATCTTTTTCGGAGATTAAGCTATGGCACAGGGCTTGCCTGTATCAAACGTTGTTAATGTTGATGTGATCATGTCGCCGCGTGCAGCATCAGGGCGAAATTTTGGTGCATTACTCATTCTCGGCCCGTCCACAATCATTCCGGTAAGTGAGCGCATTCGCCGTTATTCTGCCGCGGAAGATATTGGAAAAGATTTTGGCGTGGAATCACCAGAATATAAAGCTGCGCAGGTGTTTTTCTCACAATCACCGAAACCTCAGGAGGTTTTTGTTGGTCGTTGGGTGAAAACGAAGGGAGACAGCGAACAGGCCACGCCTGAGACGCTGGAGCAGGCTGTGAATGCCATGCTTGATTATACTTCATGGTATGGGCTGGGGATTGCAGACGATGCAGATATTCCGGATGCAGACTGGCTGAAAGTGGCTGCGGCGATCGAATCCTCTTCTGTAAGCCGTATTCTGGCGATTACGACAAGCGATGAGAAATGCCTGCAGACTGCATCCAGAGATGATTTGGCATCAAAACTGAAAAGCGCCGGATATTCACGCAGTTTTATACAATATTCATCGGGTAATAAATTCGCTGCGTTATCTGCATTTGGCCGGGCATTCACGGTTAATTTCAATGGCAGTAATACCGCGATTACGCTCAAGTTTAAGCAGGAGCCGGGTGTCGGGTATGAAACACTGACAGTCAGCCAGGCATCGGCACTTGATGCAAAAAACTGCAATGTGTTCGTGTACTACCAGAATGATACAGCTATCCTCCAGCAGGGAGTGATGGCTAACGGCGATTTCTTTGATGAACGCCACGGCCTGGACTGGTTACAGAATTATGTGCAGACCAACCTCTATAACCTGCTTTATACCAGCACCACGAAGGTTCCCCAGACTGAAGCCGGTATTACCCGACTGTTATCAAATGTTGAAAAATCACTGGATCAGGCCGTTCAGAATGGACTGATTGCTCCGGGCGTATGGAACGGTGGCGACCTTGGCCAGTTGTCATCAGGTGACACGCTGCCCAAAGGTTATTACGTATACGCCCAGCCGCTGGATGAACAGGCACAATCAGAACGTGAAGCCCGTAAGGCTCCGGTGATTCAGGCTGCAATAAAACTTGCAGGCGCGGTTCATTACGCTGACGTACAGATTAACGTTGTTCGCTAAGGGGAAGTGAATGTCTACCTATTCTTTTATGGATGTCACTGCGACGCTGACCGGGCCGACCGGTTCGATTGACCTCGGGTACGGTTCGGCAAGTTCTGAAGAGGGGATTGTGGTTGCGATGGGCGGTCCTAAAAACACCATGACCATCGGTGCTGATGGTGAAGTGATGCACAGCCTCCATGCAGATAAAAGCGGGACGATTACCGTTAACCTTCTGAAGACATCACCGACAAATAAAAAATTGTCGCTGGCGTATAACGCACAGAGCCAGTCTTCTGCCACATGGGGGAATAACGTTATCGTTATCCGCAACAAGGTCAGCGGCGACATCATCACGGCACGCAGTGTTGCGTTCCAGAAACAACCGGATAACGCCAACGCTAAAACCGGTAATACGATGCCGTGGGTGTTTGACTGCGGCAAGATTGACCAGGTTCTCGGGGAGTTTTAATGCATGGAATTCGAAATTAAAGGCGTGAAATATCGCACGGCAAAACTCAGCGTTTTTGACCAGCTGAAAGTGACCCGCAAACTTCTGCCGGTGCTGGCAGGAATGATGTCAGATTTCGGGAGTATTCGCTCCCGTTTGCCTGCTGACGGCAAAATCGACACCGTGAAATTCGAACAGTTAAAACCGGTGTTTGAAACCATGCTCCCGCGTATCGCTGAGGAACTGTCTTCCCTGACCGAAGATGACACCGATGCGATTATTCATCCCTGTCTTGCGGTGGTATCGCGGCGTCATATGGACGGATGGGTGCCGGTATTTACCCAGGGCGAACTGATGTTTGATGATATTGACTTGCTGGTCATGCTGCAGCTGGTGGCGCGGGTGGTCGCCGATTCGCTGGGAAATTTTTTGCCTACACCCCTTACCAGCACGACGCAGAGCCTGCAACAGGGCTGACGTTTAACAGCCTGCCGGACGGGCTGTCCTACCTTCTCAATCCGGTTGACGCCGGGTTAATTCCTTATACAGCACTTAAAGATGGCTCTGTCGATTTGTATGACATTGCTCTCTTGAATGACCATCTGGCGGTAAAAGCGGATAACCAGCGACGCATTGAGAAATGGAGAGAGGATAATGAACGCTGAAACTATTAAAGATTTCCTCGTCTCGCTTGGCTTCCGTGTGGATGATGCAGGAGCGAAAAAGTTCGGTTCTGTCCTCGCCGGTACAACTGCAAATGTCATCAAAATGGGGCTGGCTGTTGAAGGGGCTGCGCTGTCCGTGGTGGCCTTCACGGCTAAGATCGCCTCCGGCCTGGATAATCTTTACTGGGCGTCACAGCGCACCGGCGCGACGGTCCAGGGAATTCAGTCTATTGGCTATGCGGTTTCGCAGGTTGGCGGCAGTGTGGACGCTGCGCGATCTTCTCTGGAAAGCCTCTCCCGGTTTATTCGTAACAATCCCGGAGCAGAAGGCTTTCTGAATCGCCTGGGCGTACAGACCCGTGATGCCAGCGGTAACATGCGTGACATGGCTGCTATCTTTACGGGCGTTGGACAGAAACTCAGCAGCATGCCGTATTACCGGGCTAACCAGTATGCGCAGATGCTGGGCATTGACGAAAATACCCTGATGGCTATGCGTCGCGGAGTGGGGCAGTTCAGCGCTCAGTATTCAGAAATGGTGAAAGCGATCGGATTTAATGCCGATCAGGCTGCCTTATCGTCAAACCGGTTTATGACCTCGCTGAAATCGCTCGGTGAAATGGCCAGGATGGCGCGGGACAAAATCGGATCGAATCTTGCGGACGGACTGGCGGGGCAGATTGATAACCTGCGCAAAAAGATAATTGAAAATTTTCCCAAAATTGAAGTCACCATCACAAAGGTCATAAAGGGGATCCTCTGGCTGGGTGAGATAGTCGGGCGGGTAGCATTTCGGATAGTCGATGGTGTCGGAGATATCATCGAGTGGTGGGGGAAACTGGATGCCGAAACGAAAACCCTGATAGAGGTTATCGGCGGTCTGGTTGTCGCCATGCGGATACTTAACTCTACTTTCTGGATGTCACCTATAGGGCTGATTACCGGTCTGATCGTGGCTCTCGGTCTCTTGTGGGAAGACTACAAAACATGGAAAGAAGGCGGTAACAGTCTTATCGACTGGGAAAAATGGCAACCGGCAATAGATAAAGCGAAGGATGCGATCACCTGGCTTCGTGATCACCTTCTGGAACTAAAAGATGGTGTTGGCGGCTGGCAAAATGCACTGGAAATCCTTGGTACATTCATCGCGGGTGTCTGGGTATCCAGGGTTCTGGGGGCTTTCGGGAAAATATCAGGTTTGCCGGTCCCGCCGTGGTTAAAAGGCTGGATGGCTTATGCTGCGTATTTGTACTCTGATCGCGAAAATATTGGTGCCAGTGCGAAGTCATCCTGGGATTACACGAAACAAAATATTGGAGATTCATTGCGCTGGCTTGGCATTGATACCGATTTTGGTCGTAATCCTCATACCGTAAAAGGCGCAAATATTCAGTCAGATATTCCAGGTGCTGAGCCGGAACAATATGCACAGGCTACGAAACGAGGAGAACGGAATAACAATCCGGGAAACCTTAATTTTGCTGGTCAGGCAGGGGCTTCTCTTGAACGCCCGGGCGGGCGATTTGCCAGATTTGAAACTGCCTTTGATGGATTACGGGCTCTTGCTCGTCAGTTAATGCTGTACGCCGGACGGGGAATAAACAGTGTGGAGAAAATTATCTCTACCTGGGCACCTGCGTCTGATAATAACAACACAACAGCGTATATCAGGGCTGTATCGCAACGACTGGGAGTGGATCCCCGGGCTGCCCTGAATATGAGCGATCCGCAAACCATGTCAGCATTGATGAGCAGCATTATCCAGCATGAGAATGGAAGAAATATCTATTCTCGAGAGCTGATTAATAAGGCTGCCGTGGCGGGAATTAGTGGCAAAGTGACAGAGGTTAACCAGCAAAATACCTACCACATTTACGGTGGCGGAGATCCGCACGCTGTCGGTAATGAGGTTGCACGTCGGCAACAGTCTGCAAATGCTCAGGTCATGCGAAGTAATCAGGTGAGGGTGGGTTAGTGGATATTCTCTCTACACTTTTTCATCAGCAGAGCAGAAAAATAGGAATGATTGTTCCCAGTGTTGTTATTTCAGAGAAGCATACAGATATGCTTGAAATAACAGAGCATCCGGTAGAGGTCGGGGCCGCTGTCGCTGATCATGCCTATAAAAAACCGTCAGAAGTGGTGATGGAGGTTGGTTTCGCCGGTGGCGGCGCATTGCTGGATTTTGCCAGTAACCTGACGGCTACCAGCCTGCTCGGCCTGAGTCCTCAGCAGACGTATCAGGAGCTACTGGGTCTGCAGGAAAGCCGTATCCCCTTCGATGTGGTAACCGGTAAACGGCTGTACAGCAACATGTTGATCCGGGCGCTGGAAGTGACGACGGACAAGACAACCGAAAACGTCCTGTCCGCCGTCCTCACCCTGAGGGAGGTCATTATCTCCCGGACACAGCAGATTACCGTCGCGGATAAAACCAACATGAAGGAAGGGGCCAGCACGTCGGCGGTACAGAACAGCGGCAACAAAACCACAAAGCCTCCAGATACTTCACTGCTGAAAAGCATCACGGGTAACGTGGCGTCATTACTGGGGGGCGGCTAATGACAATTCAGGAAATTCCGCTGACAGCGGACAACCAGCAGTTCAGCATCGTCCTGGGTGGTGTCACCTGGCGGATTAGCATCATATGGCGCGATCTGTACTGGATTATGGACCTGCAGAACGACAGAGGGGAGCCGGTAATCTCCGGTATTCCTCTCGTCACTGGTGCTGACCTGCTGGCGCAGTACGCCTGTATGGGGCTTGGTTTTAAGCTGGTGGTGGTCTGTGATGACAACACACAGGATTACCCCACAAAAACTGACCTGGGCGGTCGCAGCCATTTACTGGTATCAACGGAGTAAGCATGTCACAGAACTGGATGAGACATTTCGAGCTGCAGCTTGTGGACGGGAACGGTCAGGGAATTGAGCTAAGTGATTTCAAAGTCACCTTTACGATCGACTGGTTCAACATCAGCAGCGCGTCCCGGGTAGGGACTATCAAAATTTATAACCTCTCGGCAGATACTGTGAACCGAATTACCGGGCAGGAGTTTTCGAAAGTGCGTCTGATTGCCGGTTACGACGGTATCGCGCCGGAGGTGTCAGCAAGCGACGTAGGGACCGTGCGGGAAGTTGACGCGGCGGACGTGGGCCAGAGAGATGGCCGCAACTACGGACTGATTTTCAGCGGTGAAATTCGCTACTCGGTCACAGGAAAAGACAGTCCGGTTGATACCTACGTCCTGATTCAGGCAGCAGATACTGATCTGGCTTTTGCTACCAGTATAACCTCACAGACGCTGGCTGCCGGTTACACGGTCGCTGATGTGAACCGTGCGCTGATGAAAGACTTCGAAGCCAAAGGCGCGACCGAAGGCCTGACGCCTGAAATGCCTGCTACTGTATTCCCCCGGGGGCGGGTACTCTTTGGCATGACGCGGCATCTAATGGATAACGTAGCCGGACAATGTGGCGCAACATGGCAATTCGTGGACGGTCAGCGCCAGATGGTGGTGAATAACGAATATGTTCACGAAGCGATTGTGCTCAACAGCGCTACCGGGCTTATTGGAATGCCGCAGCAGACTATCGGTAACGGCGTAAACGTCCGCGCGCTTATTAATCCGAACATCCGGGTTAACGGGCTCATTCAGCTGGATCAGGCTTCCGTCTATCGTACCGCGTTGTCGAACAACGATATTGCGATGGCTGGTGGTCAGATCACCGACCAGAACACGGACGGAAATATCACGCTCAGCGGCACCACATCGCAGCCTGCCAGCATCGCAACGGATGGCGTTTATATTGTGCGCGGGATTATGTACACTGGCGACACAAGGGGCCAGGCGTGGTACATGGATATGATGTGTGAAGCGCGTGGCGCGGCGGATCTTGTTTCCTCATCAGCGAGGGAAAGAGGGCTTTAATGAAACGGTTATGTTTGGCGTTAGTTATGATGGTTACTGCTCCGGCGATGGCTGCAATTCAGTGCGGCAACTACACGATGACCGGTGACGGAATGACTGTTATTAACGGTGAAACTGTCACATCACAGAAGATAAAATTTCTGGGAAAAGATGGTGACTATTCAAACATGAAAATGGACATGGGCCTGATGCCTTCCCGTGATGGTAACAATTACGGCTTTGAGTTTGTGAAACGTAACGGAAAAGCTTTCCTGAACGTCCAGCTGCTGCAGAACAGCATGGACGCGCCGAAAATCATTGGATCTTTCCCGTGTAAAAAAGTGAGCAGCAAGTGACAGTTGATGATGATCCTTTGAATTCATTTCAAGACCCTGACTTTCAGGAACTTCTCGGCGGAATTGATATTACTCTTGTTATAAGGTTTTTTAATTATTTTTCGCGTTTCGAATATGCGTTAAAAAGAATTAATTTCAAAAAAACTGATCGTAGAAATTATCTAATCGGTGCTGACTGGAGCCGCTACGCTACTGATGATACGCGGCCTTTATATCCTACTGGAAATAGAAATGTCGATAGGGCAGTTGAGTATCTATGTCAGCAACCTGTGAAGCAGCAGAGGCATGATTTTTCGTGGGAGGATAAACCTCCAATCGAACCTCATTCTCTTGCTGAAGCATTAAAGCAGATCCCGTATATAAGAAATAATCTCTTTCACGGCGGGAAGTATTTACGTCCCGCCCCCGTTCGTGATGAAAAGTTATTGAAATACTCTATTTATTTGATGCAGTTGTGTTTGATAACTGATAATCAGCTTTCTGAATACTTTAATACTATCCACCGATAGTCATTCTTCATGAGATAAAACCTGCCACCCGGCGGGTTTTTTGCTTTTTGGAGCCTACCAATGGCAGTAACTGACCAGACCCGCAGTGGCGATCTTGCCGAAACATTTAAATCTGAACGGGAAACAACAAAGAACCAGATCCGTGTCGCCTTGCCTGGCATTATTCAGTCATTCGATCCTGACGCGGTGACGGCGGTTGTGCAGCCAGCTATCCGGTCAGTTGAAAAGGATAACGACGGTAACCGCATTACCAAAAATTACCCATTGCTGGTGGATGTGCCAGTGGTATTCCCGCGCGGCGGAGGCTGTACGTTGACTTTTCCGGTAAAAGCTGGGGATGAGTGTCTTGTCGTTTTTGCCGATCGTTGTATTGATTTCTGGTGGCAGAGCGGCGGGATACAGGAGACGGTTGATGACAGAATGCATGATTTATCGGATGCGTTTTGTATTGTCGGTCCCCAGTCGCAGGCTAGGAAGATTAGCGGTATTAATACCAGTGCCACACAGTTGCGTAGTGACGACGGCAGCACCTATTTTGAGCTTAATCCTGATACCAGGAAAATTAAAATTGTCGCTCCGGGGGGGCTTGATGTGGTTGCCCCCCTGGCTGATTTTTCTGAGAAAGTAACCATTCATGGCCTGTTAACCTGGATGGGGGGCATGGTGGGGTCTGTGGTTTCTGGTGTGGCTTCAAAAATCACTGGTGCTGTTGAGTTTTTGGGGAGCGTGAAGGCTAACGGCAAGCCAATCGATGATACGCACACTCATGGTGGTGTTCAGCGCGGTGGAAGCAGTACCGACGGGGTAAACTGATGCGATACAGACGTGAAGACGCCGATGGCGATTACACCTTTGGCAGCGGTGATGACACCTGGCTGATTAACTCACCGGAGGCCGTGGCGCAGGCGGTAAAAACGCGATTCGAATTGTGGTATGGGCAATGGTTTCTCGACACCACCGAGGGGACTCCGTGGATCCAGTCCGTACTCGGTAAGCAGAAGCCGGAAACCTACAACCTGGCGATCCGTAAGCGCATCCTCGAAACGCAGGGCGTTAAATCAATCCTCTCTTTCAATACGACGCTGGATACCACGACCCGACGTGTCATGTTTTCCGCTGAAATCGACACTCTTTATGGAATAACGACTGTTACATCGGAGGCGTAATGGCTCTGAACCTTGATTCTCTCGGTTTATCTGCAAAGGTAACCGCGGAGGGGATCAGTGCGCCTGATTATCAGACGATACTCAGCACCCTGATTAGCTATTTTCAGCAGATTTATGGCAGTGATGCCTACCTCGAACCGGACAGCAAAGACGGCCAGATGGTGGCTCTGATGGCGCTGGCGATTCATGATGCCAATAATACTGCGATAACTGTCTACAACTGTTTTTCACCGGCAACCGGCTATGGGGCTGCACTGACCTGTAACGTGAAAATAAATGGTATTTCACGTAAAGGCGCGACGAACTCTACGGTTGATTTGCTTCTTACAGGAACTGCCGGAACAACCATCATTAATGGCAGCGTGAAAGACAGTAATAATGTGATATGGCGTTTGCCTGCTTCAGTGGTGGTAGGCGTGGATGGTACAGTGATGGTGACCGCAACATGTTCCGTCAGTGGTGCAGTGGCGGCGCTGGCTGGAACTATCACTGAAATTAATACGCCAACCCGTGGCTGGGTTTCGGTAACCAATCCTGCTGCAGCCACTGTGGGCACTCCGGCAGAAACTGACGCTGAGTTACGTATCCGCCAGTCGCAAAGTGTTGCGTTGCCATCAATAACCCCATTTGAAGCACTGGATGGTGCTGTTTCTAATGTTACCGGTGTAACCCGCCACAAACTCTATGAAAACGATACTGGTTCGGAGGACGGTAACGGGTTACCGCCACACTCTGTTGCTGTAATTGTGGATGGCGGTGATGTAACGGATATTGCTCAGGCTATCAGAGGGAATAAAGGCCAGGGGACAGCCACTCACGGTACAACATCCGTTACGGTTCCGGATAAATACGGCAATCCCCATGTAATCAAATTCTCGCGTTCCAGTGATGTGCCTGTTTATGCCCTGATTAAATTAAAAGTTTTTACGGGTTATACCTCACAGATAGGGCAGCAGATCCAGCAGGCTATTTCCGACTATATCAATAGTCTGATGATTGGTGATTCGGTCCTTTTAAGTCGCATTTACTCACCGGCGAATCTTGGCGTGGTGAGTGGCGGGAATGCACGCTATTACGATATTCAGGAACTGACGATTGGGAAATCCCCGGGGGCTTTGTCGTCATCAAACATTGATATCAGATACAACGAATCTGCGTCCTGTACCCCGAAAAATATCGTTATAACGGTGGAGTCATGAGCAAATACACCGAACTAATCACGAACTACCACGCCACCAAACCTAAATTTCTTGCGCATGTTGATCTGATGACCCGGCCACTTATTGATGTTGCGGCTGCCACCAGAGGGCTGATTAGTGCATTTGATATTGACTCTGCGGTTGGTGTGCAACTTGACATCCTTGGATTGTGGATCGGACGTAGCCGTGTTGTCAGCCAGCCTATCTCAGGTGTCTATTTCAGCTGGGATACCGACGGGCTTGGATATGATCAGGGGGTATGGCAGGGACCATACGATCCTGATTCAGGATACATGTATCTCAGCGATGAAACTTATCGTGTCATTCTTAAAGCGAAGATTGCGATTAATAACTGGGACGGACGGAATGATTCGCTTCCGGCAATTCTTGACGCGGCAACAGCAGGATCCGGGCTGCGAATGCAGATAGTCGATAACCAGGACATGACGATATCGGTCTGGGTCTTTCCTGATACTGATATTTCAGATGTATCGCGTGAGTTAATTGCGGCAATTAAACAGGGGTATCTCACAGTAAAAGCCGCCGGGGTATGGGCGGGTGGCATTGAAACACCTTCGGTGGAAACCCCATCGGAAGGCTCAAAATTTTTTGGTTTTGATATGGATAACGAATTCATCAGTGGTTTTGATGTAGGAGCATGGGGAGTATTACTCTGATGGCGAAAAATGACTTTAAAGCGTTTGCAACGGATCGAAATGCCAATGTTATATCGCAGGAGGAATGGGAAGCGTTGCCCGCGCTTTTATCTGGATTTACAGCAGGGAAAGCCTCCAGTGCGCAAGTCAATAAGGTTATTCGGCAGGCCAGCTTTATTGCTGCAGCTCTGGCCCAGTTTGTAAGTGATAAAACGCAACGGGATGTGCTTGATAATGGTGATCTGCCCGGTTTTGTTGAATTGCTGGGATCGGGGTTTGCTGTTGAATACCTGAGCCGCAAGAATCCGTTTGGCGATATCAAATCGGACGGCACGGTGAAAACAGCTCTCGAAAACCTTGGTTTGGGAGAAGGTGCCCCAGCTATTGGCGTTCCGTTCTTCTGGCCGTCCGCTGCAATGCCAAATTCTGTCATCGACAGCTGGTCCGGTATGGTGTTTTTGAAGTTTAACGGGGCGAAATTTTCTGCCTCTGATTACCCTGTGCTGGCGAAAGTGTTTCCTTCGCTGGTATTACCTGAAGCCCGCGGTGATTTCATTCGTATCTGGGATGACGGGCGAGGTGCAGACGGTGGTCGCGAATTATTAAGCTGGCAGGCAGCTACAAACTTTTCTCAGTTTGCCGGGAATATAGGCGATGGTGCGGGCCACACAATTAATTTTCATGATGGTATCGCCGGAAATCAGCCAGGATTTTCACGATTTAATTTCACCAGTAACTCTGTGGGTGATGGTGTGAATTTTGTTGCCGTCAGACCGCGAAATATTGCATTTAACTTTCTGGTGAGGGCTAAATGATGACCCCAATTTTTGATGAAAATGGACTGGCTACAGTGCCGGGCGATATGCGTTGTTTTTATTATGATGCTGAAACATCTGAGTATACGGGCTGGTCTGATGAATATATTAATACTGGCGTAAGTATGCCCGCCTGTTCCACTGGAATTAACCCTGGCGAAAACATTCCGGGAAAAGTGGCTGTATTTACAGGTAAGGGATGGAGCCATGAAGAGGACCATCGCAATGAGACTGTTTACTCAATCGAAAATGGCGCAGCTGTTACAGTGGATTATATCGGTGCCATCAAAGATGGTTATGTCACGCTTTCACCGTTAACGCCATACGATAAATGGGATGGTGAGAAATGGGTGACGGATACCGAGGCACAGCATAGCGCCGCAGTAGACGCGTCAGAAGCACAGCGCCAGTCACTGATTGATGCAGCAATGGCTTCCATTAGTCTGATTCAGCTGAAATTACAAGCCGGGCGGAAACTGACGCAGGCAGAAACAACCCGGCTTAACGCTGTGCTGGATTACATTGACGCGGTGACGGCAACAGATACCAGCACCGCGCCGGATGTCATCTGGCCTGAACTGCCGGAGGCGTAGGCCATTCAATATCTGGCGCACCGGAAGTATCGACCAGTTCCAGTGCGTCCAGATAATCCAGCCACAAATTATATTGCACCAGTTCCTCACCTTTCAGGCGACCAATCGCCGCTTTACCAGGCCATTGCTTACTGTTTATGTATTCGTTGACCTGATTAATCAATTGCTGCTTTTTCAGTTCGGCTGCGGCAATTTGTTCCTCATGAGTTGGCGGTGGAATATCAATCCATGCAGGCATTCCGTCGATGACACCTCTGTATTTTCCTTCTGGTGCTTCCTTCATAAATTCGGCAGCAACAGTGTCGTCAATTTCGATTCCATCATCGGGCCATTCGCCGGATTCCTGATAAGCGATTTTAAGCTCCACAGGGAAAAACGCATTTTTATCGGCACTGAAAATATATTTCTGCATTTCTACCGTCCTATCGAAATATAACTGAATCTGTATTGCTGTGAGATATCACTGGTTGCCACACGCCACGCTGAATTACTGATATGTTCAAAATTTACAGACAAAACCTGCGGGGCAGGATTCGACGGGTCTGACTGAACGGCATCAGACATAACACTGACTGAAATCATCGGCTGATTAGGGAATGGTATAGGGAAGTGTCCACTGATAAAGCGGGTCGTGTTTCCTGAAAAAGTGCCAAACTGAACAATATATCCACCTGGTAGCCTGAACCATCCCGAACCAGAAGCGAATGCTCCCATATCCGGTATCTGATTATCTCCTGTGCCCACATTCCGTTTTGCCGCTTCTCCCAAACCAACGTTTATGAAAATGCAGAAATAACGAGCAAATGGCATCATTCCTGCTTTTGTCAGAGGGATCCACTATGCTTATTGGCTATGTACGTGTGTCAACAAATGACCAGAACACAGATCTACAACGTAATGCGCTGAACTGTGCAGGATGCGAGCTGTTTTTTGAAGACAAGATAAGCGGTACAAAGTCCGAAAGGCCGGGACTGAAAAAACTGCTCAGGACATTATCGGCAGGTGACACTCTGGTTGTCTGGAAGCTGGATCGGCTGGGGCGCAGTGTGCGGCATCTTGTCGTGCTGGTGGAGGAGTTGTGCGAACAAGGTGTTAATTTTAGTAGTTATGTTATTACAGGTGGGGGATTTCTCCCCCTTATGCAGATTTTCTAGTTAACTATTGGCGAAGTGGCCATATTTTTCTGTTTTTTAAAAAACTATCTTCAACTATATAACTGCAACAATGTTCACTAAGGCCATAAAAACTAATTATTCCATATTTATGAGAAGCTATATCAGACAGTTCTGCTAATACTGTGGCAAGCCAACGAGCGATGCTAAGAGAATAGAATCTTCCCCACTTTTGAACAATGGTATTTTGTCCAGTACGGATGGAGGCTGATATAAGGTCTTGCATAATGTTGGTACTTTCATTCATATACATGACCGTTGTATACGGTGAAAGAGTGGCATTGATAAACCTAGCATTTTCTTCAACACGTCTTTGTTCAACTGTATAATAATAATGTTTTTCAAGGATACTCTCGGCTACTTCTCCCCACCATTTATTAATAGGTTCATTATTGGTTAAATTGGGGCTGCTTAATGAGGAGAAATTTGCGTAACGTCCCCGTCGGGCATCAGCAAAGGAATCTAAACATTCAAGTATTTTGTAGGTAATTTTATGTGTAGGACGTGAATATCTCAGAGATAGTTGCATTTTTTTAGAAATACTATCAACCTCGTTGGTTAATTCAATGAGCTTATGTCCAAATTTTCTTACAATATTCTCATCAGGCATTTTCCCTTTGTGTTCAATGGCATAGTGTGCAACAAGTATTAGTTTAGCAAGTCTCTCAAAACCTACAGAAAGCCCAAAAAATGCTGTGTAATATTCACCTATTTTGTCTGCATAATTGGCTTTACCTATGGCTGTTGCCCCAGAACCAATGAGCTGTGTAACTAAAGATGCTTCTCGGCCCAGAGCGTGCCATGCTGGAATATCCCAGGGATTTTTATTCACTTTATTATTTTCCTTTGCTCATAAATTTAAATTGTTTGAGTATCTCATAAAATATAAGGAGATGGTTAAGGTTGTTGATCGCATATAATAGCTATTGAAAGTCAAGAACTCGGTTTTATGTTCTACCACTAATTAATATATTGTGAGTTTGACAATATATTAATTAGTATGATCAAACCAGCCATCAACTGATTCCTTGTATCTTTCAGAGTCTCCAGAACAAAAGCCTTAACGAATTCCTTATTTGTGAGTGCCTTACCAAAAGCCCATTGTTGCAGGGAACGAGTATAAAACTCGCCAGCTACTGGAGCAGGCTACCTGATTGTCGATCGATTCCTGCGTCCATATAGTCGATGGTCTTCTGGAGCTCTTCGATTAGGGCAATAGCTTTTGCTCGAGAAATGCATATTAGTTGATCCGGAAATTCTTGTAAGGGCCAGTTTGGTATACAGGCCATGTTATCAGTGAAGGATGCAGACAAGTAAACTTCATTGGTAACTAGGGAATAGCTTACCTCAAAATTGGTGAGTTCCGGCAAACTGCTAACGTTTGATTCTTTTCTGCGCAT